CGATATAACCGTAGGTCTTCGTTGTGTAAGGTGTCCCCACAAGATTGACGTTGCTTGATTCTGAAGCACCTGCAGCACTCTGGAACTGGAAACTTGCATAATTGCTTACTGCGGGAGTCGGGGATTTAATGAGTATGGTGCTTCCTTCTGTGACAGGGTATTTAAGCACACAACAGCTTGTATTGTATTTTGCATATCCAGTAGACAAAAGCCCGTAGTTATTTGCCACAGATTCCGGTGCTTTGCGGGTAAGTTCAAGGGTTGTGTCGATGACATTTATAATACCGCTCTTTAAATCATTAACGTTCTCATCTAAATCTTCCTTTAAACTAGTTATTTTATTCCCAGTCTCAGACGCATCTGCGGCCTGCCCTTCCTTCGTCAGTGTCGGGTCAATCGTCAGTGCTGTTGCTCCTTCAGCAATTCCAGCCAACTTTGTTTTTTCAGCTGTAGTAAAATCTTCTGTGCTCAGTCCTTTTCCCGTGACTTTATCTACTTTTTTATCTAATTCAGTACCAACTTTTGCAGCATCAGCAGGAGATCCGCTAACAGCAAGAGTGGTATCGGGCGTCTTACCTACATCATAGGTAGTCCCATCAAGTTTAATTTTATCTATTACACTCATATTTATTCTCCTATCTCAAGTGTTGTATCTACTACTCGAATACTATTAAATAAATTCCGTGTCGCTTCAGCAGACTGACTTGCACTTTGAGCAAACTGCCTAGCTTCTTGCGCAACACTTGCATAACTAGCCATAAGCACTCCGAATTCATCTTCAGTACCCGTATAACCATGCAACTTAGCATACTTATAAGCACTTACAGTACCCAAGTCTTTTTTTACAAGATCACTCATACATTCCCCACCTCCATATATAAATTTCCATCTTCAATACTGAAATCAACATCTACGTTAGATGTCTTTTCCATAATTAAATTACCATCTTCAATAGTAAAATACATGTAACCACCTTGACTTGCAGCCTGTTCAGCCCTATCAGCGCTTACTTGTGCAGACTCAGCTGACGCGACAGATTGATCAGAATACTGTTTCGCAGTCTGTTCATGCCGTTCCATTGTGGTCATAGTTTCATCCACTTCTTCCCGTAAGTTGGCCAATATCTGATTGGTTTGTTCAGTCATATCTTCTTTATATGCATTGATAATATCAGTCTTATCTTGTGGAGTAAGAGTATATGTATCACCCTTATCGCCCTTGGCACCAGTGTCGCCCTTATCACCTTTTTCTCCCTTAGGGATGCCAAAGTTGAAGATCATATAATTTCCTTCTTCATCTTTTGACTTATCAACAGTCGCCTCAGAACCGGGCGGGAGAGTAGTTGCCAATGCTGTCAGATTATTAAATGATTCTTCAACTTTAGTTATCTTTTGTTCATATTCAATAACATCATCCATTTTAGAATTAATTTCTGTTTCAGCGTTCTGTAAAGCAACAATAGCTTCTGCTACAATGTCCCTTTTTTCAGAATCTACATCATAATCTAAAGGCTTCTGACGTGTCCTAAGTGGAATTTTCACAAGATATTTTGATGTAATATCTGAAGACTCGACTCGTTTCATAATCCAGATATAAATCATTTTCCCAGATTCAAAATATTCATCTGGAATTACGAATTCATAATTCTAACCTAAATATCTTTTGGCACCATACTCTCTATAATTGGAAGTTTCTACCTCAAAAGTAGACGGTAAATCATGGATTCCTTTAATTTTAAGAATTTGCCCACGATTCCATTGAGTGCTTGGTTTAGTTGTGATTTCTGAATTATGATTAAATTTAGCTATAATTACATTATCATCCATCTTAATCACCTCCTTTTAATTAATTGGTTTCCCACATACCGAAACAATAAATACCTGTCGCCGCGCTACTAGTATTTTGCTGAATTTGACCATTAGTTGCTACAGTTATACTTGCTGGATAACTTTGAGCAGACGTTTTGCTATCAATTTGCGCAGGTAGACGTGCTTCAGCCGCGGGTCTATAACCTGTAGGAACAGTGAATAAAGTTGTATTCGTAGCTATAGTAGTCGAGTTATCTGAATACCCTAAACTCATACTCATAAATACAATCTTACCAATTTTATATAAATAACAATATTTTTGAGATGCCCCAGAGAATGAAGATCCGACTGTTCCAGACGCGGAACTACTCATAACTAATGCTGGTAATTCTGTTTTATTTGTACTACAATCATGTTGAACTGACCATTGACTTGCATCATTATAAACACCATAAAGACCAATAATTGGACTATCTTTCATAGACATTAATCGTGCTTTACCACCTGCTTCCCCCATAGCTTCAAGATAACACTAGTTGTCATCATGCTTTGCTAAAAGGTATCCATTATTAATACCCACAGAAGCTGTAAAAGTATCTCCAGTTCTATTTACTTTATTATTTAAAGCTGTTAAAATTTTCTACTCTAATTCATTTATAGCAGAGGTATAATCTGTTACTTTAATCCATTGGTCATTTTCATATCTATAAGTGCTTCCATTCGTAGAATCTACAAGATAATCACCTGCTTCTATATTAGAGAATGTATCTGTAATTTCACCATAATAAATAGTAGTTTTCATATCTATTTTATCAAAAAGATCAGCACTTACTGCATATGGCATCCATTTTCCTGTTGAAGCCACATATTTATAAGTCGTATTATTTTTATATGACATATTAGATTCTCCGATATAATACCAAATGTCTCCATTATGCTGCTATTTTAAATCAGTTGTAGTCCAAGACAGGGCGGGGTCATTAATTTGACACCATGTTTCAACTTTTTGGTCAAGTTGTGTTTGAATATCTTCTTGTAATTCTTGAAAATCTTGTTTTAATTGAGTCGCCTCTTCTAATGCAGCAGTAGAAGCATCAAAAACAGACACAAGCGCATAATCTATGTAAGGACTGGTCATAGTTTGATAATCATAATAAGAAATTGATATATCGCCCGTAGAAGCATAAATAGAATTTGAATGTTCAAAAATCATAATTTCCTGAGGCGTTAATTCATATACTAGGGGTTCACTCAATTCAAAAACTACCTATGCATCAACTGACGGTTTAGTGCCTTTTACATATACATCACGATCAGAAATCCAAGTTGAAGGAAGAGGCTCATTATTATATTTATCAATATAACCATGTGTGATCATTAATACACCTGTAGTAACATTGTATTTACCACCATAAACAGTGCCAACTTCTTCAGGAAATGCAATATGTGTTCCTAAATCGCCCTTTGTAATGATTAAGGTGTCTCCTTGTATCGTAAACATTGTGTTTTCTAAATTTAATATCTAATTATTAAGAGTGCCACTATCTTCTGATAAACCCAGCATATATTTTCCTGCTTCATAGGGCATAAGATTAATATCAGCCTGCCTTATATCAATACTTGTCCAACCACTTATATGGCGTTTGTTACCTAAAGAGGGTGCGCCACTTCCAGATTGAACGGGTGTAATGTCAATAATTATGCTTTCAAAAGGACTTCTCTCACCATGATAGTCAAAAGCAATTTTATTACCAGTCTTTTCAATCAACTGTGGCTTTATATTACCTTCAGCATATCTTGAAATATAATCAATCCATAAATATTTGTTTTCAGTATCAAGTGATGGTTTAAATCTTGTCCACCCATGATCATCAAGAGTTATACCTTTATCTTTATCAGATACTAAATAAATAGGGAATAAATTAGTCATCACTCCAGTTCCATCAATACCATCTTTGACAATGGGAACAGTTATAATATCTAGTAATTCATCACAATCTTTAGTTTGATATAATAAACACTTAATAATTAATATATTTTCAGGTACGGTGTAAATTTTAGATGATTCATTCTCTAATGACGTATAATCTGTAACCCATTCAACGCCATTTATTGAATATTGAATAACAAATCCACCATCATATGATGCAATTGGATTATTGCCCTGTTTATATGTCGCGTTGAAAGTAATCTAATTAGTTGAATATTCTCCTGTTTTTAATAATACAATTACAGATTCAGATGAAGTTAACTTATATGAAAATGCAGCTTCACCAGATTTACCTTGCTGACCTGTAATATTTACTGCATCACTTTCTGTGCTTGATCCATCTTCATAAAGCGTTTTAATTTTCTGCCATATATATTTACCATTTTCCCAAGTGGGATTAGTAGTAGACCACGACCCCCCAGAGAGAGCCACGGCACTAGTTGATTTATAATAATAAACTTCTATTTTTGTTATAGAATTATAAGAAGTAAGTGTAATTGAACCATAAGTAGTCTGCGCCATATTTATTTCCTTCCTTAATTTATTGTTACTTCACAAATAAAAATTGCTTTATTTGTGAAGTCAAGAGACGTTAACTAAATAGTTTGAGAATTAGTTTTACTCCAATTTAAATCCCTCTCTCCATTTTGATTATATTTAATCCAATGAAAATTAGTAACGGAACTACTAATATCTTCTCCGCCTCTTTTAACTATAGCTTTTAAAGTTGTATTAATTCCTCCATTTTTAAAAATATTTCCGGCGCTTGATTCTATTTCTACTACAATAGGAGTTTTTCCTCCTTTTACTTTTTTAACAATTATTTTTTTCTAACTTTCTTTATTTTTATATGTAATATGAATAGAAATAACAGCACTATCGTTTACCATATTTTTTATTGTAATTTTATAAGATTCTTCATCCCATAAAGCTAATATATTATCAGGAATATTAACATCCCAAACAATATCTTCACTATCCGTTATATCTTGTTCTCCATAATACACAATTATATTAGAAAAACAATGAGAAAAATCTCCTCCTGCGCCATTTTCATCAGTAGGAATAATATGGACTTCATTAGAGATAACTAAAGTTAAAATCTTTTCATTTTCTATCTGTGCTGATATATCATTAAGATGTTCTTTTAAATTTTGATAAACTTTTCCGTTTTGTCCAGTATGAGAACCTTTTATTTCCTCAGTTATTTGCCCAAGATCATTTTCAATATCATTTGCAAAATTTTGAAGAGTATCTCCATCAGACATAATAATATTATTACTATCTACTGCAACAGGAATTTTATTACCAAAAGTACCATCTTTATTCTGTACTCGAATATATTTTAATTTATCCATATATATTTCTCCTTATATATAAAAGAAAAGGATATTAATCTTTTTAAAATTAATATCCTTTCCTTTTCATAAATCAAAAATCAAAAATAAGATTTAATACTTTTTGACCTTAATATTCTATAATATAATCTATAATAACTTCAGAAGTAGAGTCCTAAAGAAAGTGGAACTCTCTTATTTCTACATCTTCTACCTAATAGATTTTAGTTTTTCCAATCTATATAATCTTTTCCACTGTACTATCATTTGTATTATTAATTGATACCTTCGTTCCCTATGGAGCAAAAATACCAATTCTTTTTAAATATTTTATAGTTGGAGTAGTTTGCTCTTGAATTAAAGATATAATATCTTGTCCTGCTAAAAACTTTTTATTTGAAGCATCTCTAGCACGAATTTGTCCCTGATAACCATTCATAATTAGATACCCTCCTCAATCTCGTCTGAAAGTGGTTCCTCCTATTCAGGAATATCTTCTTCATCAGGAATATCTCCATCATAAATAGGTTCTGATTCTTCCTCTACTTCTTCATCATCTTTTACAATAAAGAAAAGTCCACCAGTGATTAATTCATATTTTTTAACATCAAAAGCAGAATTAAAATCTTCAAGAGTTCCGCAAACACAATCTTTACTTCCTGGAATGGCTTCAGGAATAGATCCTAATAAATACCAAGTAGCTTTTTCAGTGTCAAAACCATAAAATTGTTTATTTTCTAAATCCTATCCAATAGTTATAATACGATATAATGACCCATTAACCTATCCATCTGTATAATTTTCATTTAAATAAGCAATAATTTGGTCAATTGTTAATGGCTATTCACTACCTACAGGCTGTATCTATTCCATTTTTAAATTTTTACCAATCAAAAGACCTGAATTAGTGCGGACAAGCCCTAAATCATCCCATGTTAAAGCTGTACCATTTAATCCTGTTCTAACAACAGCTCTAGTATCGGGAATACTATCGCGCGCGGTTGGATTATTATAAAGAACTAATAACCTATTATTTTCATCTATAATAACACTCTCAATACCCGTAATAGGATTTGACTCTGACATTTGTTGGCCTAGAGAATCATAAAATTTTATTTTATGAGAATCTTCTATTGTAGAATCTTCTACTACAGCACTTCTTGGATAAACAAAATTCAAAGATTGAGTTTGTTGATTATCATAGGTAACTATTAAATTAGAAGTCGGAATATCTGTACCTTCATCACTTACAAAAGACATATTACTAATTAATTTTCCGTTTAAATCTAATTCTTCTACAGAATTATCAGTATATTGAATTGCAAGTTTAGAATTAGAATAAGTTGTTTCCCCGCCTTCGCTTTCTTCCGGCCCGCCAGAAACAATAGACATACTCTTTATTAAGTGGCCTGTTGAAAAATGAATTTTATCTGTTGATTCATCTGCATAAGAAATAATAAAACCTGGTCCAGTAGAACCATCATCAAAAGAAACATCTTCCTGAAATTCTATTCTTAAAATACGATTAAAAACATTAGAAAATATAGTGCCTGGGCGTTCTTTATCTGTATTATAAAAAATTTGTACAGAATCATTATCACGATTATAAGTAATATTATCTATCCATTTAAGAACCCTATCTTTTGTCTATCCATTCTCTGTATAGGTAACGTTTTCCCAATCATCTCCGCCTTTTCTGATTTGCACGGTTCCATCTTCTAAAAAAGTAATATCACTAATATAAGGAATAGAAATATCCTAAGTATTTTCAGTATTATAATTAATTCTTAAATTCTTTGATGTATTATCATATTGAATATTATCTATCCATTTTATTATTCCTAACACATGATCTGTATCATCGGCGGTAACCGCTTCTAAATCAAAATTAGGATCTTCTATATTCTTCTTATATGCTAAGATACCGTTATCATTTAATAAAACTTTATCTATATAAATAATATCAATATTAACCTCTTGGCCTGTATTATATTTTATACGTAATACTCCATTAGTAAAAGATAGCTACTTAACTGCGGAAATCGCATTTTCAAACGTATCTACTTTATTATCTGTATAAGAGATTGTTAATGTTCCATTTTCAGAATTAATATTAATATTTTCAATTTGTTTGTGAGGTGCTAAATAACATAATTTTGTTTTACTTAAATCTGCATTATTAGCATAATCTTTATACTAATAAACAATTATATCGTCGCCTTCCTATATACCCGCCGCCTTAAAATCTTCTATGCTCATTGCCTCATTACTTTGAGGTGTAGAATAAATAGGTGGTAAAAAATCAGTAATAGTAGAATCATCAGAAAAATAATTAGCTGTATTTATTTTTTTCATACTTATTACAGCATTACCAAATTTTCCTGGCGGAATTGCTATTGACCATTTTTCATAAAATGGGTGCATTTGATCGTCAATTCTTACGATTTCTGACTATTGATATGGAGTAATTTCTTTTATTTCAAAGTCTATTACAGGATACGGAATTTTAAAACCAATATAAGCAGTACTTGATTCATGATTATTCGATATAATAGAAACGCTGTTCCATAAAATATCATCATTATAATTACCTTGACTATCTTTACCAGGCATCAATTCCGCAGTTCCAGATCCGCCCATCTTTCTTGTATCAGGTGTATTATTTTTATATTCTTCAACCTTATCATATGACACAAAAGATAAAAGCGAGCCTCGCCCTGAAGGACCTACAATTGTTCCTATATAGACTGCGCCATGCGCGGGAATATCATTTTTTAATACATATGTAGCTTCAAGATATTGCTGCTAAGTTCCATTAATTATCTCGTCTCCATTACTATCATATGCTCTTGTCCCAGAAATCGTTCTATTGCTATTATAATCATACCCTCTTCTGAACAGTTTTCCGTTATCAGGATGATTTTTATTTACTGTATTAATAAGTACATATTCATCATATGCAACGTCTAAAAAATCATTCCCTTCCGCAAAATCATTCGTCATAGATATAATATCGGGATAGCTTTTTGCAATAATAAAAGAGGTTCCTCTGCGGCCTCCATAAAAACTTCCGTAATTCATATTGTTACATTCTCCTTTTAATATTGATAATCTAATATAAAATAATTATTAGAAGAGTTATTATCTGCTGCCGTTATAATGAATCCTATAAAATTTATTTTATATCCATTTTTTATCTAATAAATTCCACTCGGTCCAATTCTTATTTCTTCTCCATTAATACACATTAAAAATCCTGAAGGACCTTGTACACCAATTTTTATAAATTCATTTACTCCTGCGATAGACGAAATTACATTTTCAATCTAATAACAATTACATTCTTCTTCAACCACTTCAAAAAGTCTTCCTGCGCTTTTATCATCGTTTTTAATATTAAAATCTTCCGCAGTTCTATTTAACTTTAATGTTAAATAATTAAAATTTACTAATGGATTGAAAACAACCTCTACAACTAAACTATCGTTAGTATCTTCATTATTTTGAAGTTTTGGAAGATAAAAAGTCTTTAAAAATTGTTCATTGTAGACTTGACTTTCATCCCTTTCTTGTAATACTAATGTAAAATTAAAATCATTTGTTAAACTTCTTTTTATTTTTAATTTTACATAATAATTTTTTCCATGTTCAAAACTTTGCCCGCCATCAAATAAAAACCCTATATCCTAAAAATAAATATCTGTTGAAATCTATGTACTTGTTTTTACTTTTTGGCTATGGAAAGATGAAAACTAATTTAAATAATTAGATTTCATTTCTTTTCTAAATTGTCCTATTTGATAACTCATTCCTTTTATCTCCTTTAAATCTTATCTGGAACTCTTGTTGCATTAATGGTTAGCATACTAGAATTATCAAGAGTAAAAGATAAACTTTCAATCATATAATCTCCATAAATATTACTTTCTGTATTATTAACGGTAATTCTAGTATTAGGTTCAAGATAATAAATAGGTATCGTTTGTAAAGAAATAGATTCATTATATTTAGTATACTAATGAATTACTTGTCTAATTTCTTCGTATGCGGAATAACGAAAACCGCCTGTCTCAAGAGAATCATAGATTTCAGGGCCAACTTGATAATATGGCTGACCTCTTGCAACACACTATTCTGTTAAAATTCCTTTATCTTCATCATCAGTATTTATTAATATTAAATCTGGAATCCATGCCTAAAAAACGCAATTAACATTAGATTCTTCATTAAAAACTTTCGTGCGGCGACCTATATTATTTACATCAAGTTCTGCAATAGGAGATGCGGGAGCATCAATAAAATCTAAAAAATAATTTATCTATGTAGGATTATTAAGTGTCTCTTTAAAAAATTTACCTGCTCTTACATCATATATTTGAGGCCATTCGTTAAACAATTCCGCAAAATAATAATTACTTTCAGTTCCTAATACATTGCCTTCTAAACCTTGCATCAATAACTATGTCCGCCAATCTTTTGTAGTGATTTTCTCTAAGTGAGAATCTATTTTTTCATAACCGTTATCTCCCCATTTATAAATAGGAAAACTTGCTATTTTAGACTATTTTTCTTTTATCTTTTCTTCAGATGCGCCCACACAATAAAAGACTCCCGCGCTTCCTTTTGTAGGTCGATCTTTATTTGTTTCTAAAAATATTGGACGATACCATTTTTTTAATCCATCAGTTTCATCCTAATATTCAAAAACATAATAAGAATTATTTATTTGAGGTTTTTTATCAATAGCTAAGTGATAACGGAGCGGAATCTCTATCCCCTATGTACTTTTTCTAATACCCCATACTACAAAATCATTTTTTATCTCACTATATTTTGGAGTATTACTATAACTAGAAATTAAATTACTATTATTAAATTCATAGGCGGAAGTTCCATTATTTATTTCAATTAAATAAGCACTTAATGCATTGTTCTACCCTAAAGAATTAATATAATCAGGTAAGATAGTTCTATCATTCTCTTCTGCCTTAACATTATCTAAAATATATTTAGATTGAGCATTGTTTAAATAATTTTTTTTCTATCTAAAAACAAAATTGCCATTTAAATCATAAAAATATTCAAAATTACCTAATACATTTTTTATCTGTTCTAGTATATCAGTAATAGTGCTACCCGCGTCTCCAATTAATTCTCCAGGATATGTAAAATCTGTATAAATATATCCTACATCTTCTCCATATTCAAAAGCCTGTTTTGGAAATTTCTGATTATTTTTTACTATATTAGGATTACTAGAATCCGTTGTATAAAAATATTGATCCTAAGAAAATTTAGCAACATATAAAGGCGAATTCCCGGTCCATTTCATAACTTGTTTAACACGGTTATCTAAATCAGAAATAATAATTTTTCCAAGCTGCTCCCCGCCAAAATGATTTACTAACTCTTGAATAATTTGATAAATAGTAGGTCGCTCAATTACTTCATGTCCGTTTTCATCAACAGTCGTATAAGTATCAAAAATAACTGATGCGGGAAAGGTCCCACCGCAATTACCGTTTAATAAACACATTTTATCTTTTAATTGTAACGATGCTACCAATCCAGTGCTTGAATAAGAAATTGAATTATCAGTTATTACATAAACTCCAAGAGGAAACCAAATAATAGGCTCATCTAAATATTTATCCGTGCTATTAATAAAACCTATTTGTAAATTAATTTTTTTATTAATAGATAAAATATTTTTAACGTTAGTAATATCATTATTAGTTTCATCTATTAATACACTTAAAGTTGCGGTACGACGAATAATACTATTCCCATCTATATTAATACTTGCGCTTATTACTTTACCTTCAATATTTTCAATAAAATTCTCTTTCCAATCTAAAACAGCTATTTTTACAAAATAATCTTTTATATGTAATTCAGTAAGCTATTTTAAAAAAGCGGCATCATTCAAATACTTTTGATATTTTGTACTTTTATTCATAAAAATTAATACCTCCTTTTCAAAACTGTACAATAATAATCTATTATAGCTTCAGTTTGAGTTAAAGGTACTTGATGCTCAAGAGAAAAAGGATACCACACACCTTGATAATAAATCCAACTATTAGCAGTAGCAAATAATAATCCTAAAGTCTCATTATTTAATTCTCTAGCTTCTTGACTTGTAGCGTCCCATGTATATGTAGTATCATTTAAATTAGAATATAATTGTAAAATATTAGGGCCTATTAAATTACCATTTAAAGTATTATCAGAAATAACTAAAGCATTACCATCTATTTCATTATCTCCATAATCATGAAGCTAACCCGCGGGAACCGTTAAAGTATCAGTAATACTATTGTATGAAGAAAAATAATAAACATAATTATTTTGCGGATGCTTTATAACATCCAAAGTAATAGGTTCATTTGTATTAAAAAATTGATAAGGTTTTAAACCATATTTATCTTTCTCTTCCGCTGACACTTCTTCAAGTTTCGGTCCCATAAAATAAAAACCTTGAATATTAGTATCCTAATCATAAAACTATAATAATCCAGTTTCATTTAAAATATGTTTTTCGTATTGGCCATCTTGATTTTCTCGTACAAAAATAACCGTTCCAGGCTCCGCCTGAAATCTTATACCATTAATTTGTTGAACCTCTTGTTCATAAGAATCGTTTGTAAAAAGATACCTATTTGTTATATTATTACAAAGATTTTCTTTTAAACTATCAAAGAAGCTAAAAGTTCCCCATAGCTGACCTATTTTATTAAAACTATTATATCCTTTAAAATCCACTTTTTGTTTTTCGCTTTCTTCTATATAAACTTCAAAATCTATAACGCCTTGTTCATAAGGAGAAATAAACTGCAATGAAGTGACTGCCGTATCATCATTAGAAAGCTAATATATGCCGTCTTTATTAATTATAATTGGAACACCATTAATTTTAACTATATGGCCAGAATAAACTGCATTAGCCACGGATGTATTATCTGTAATACGATAAGGCTAATTTTCTATCACTCCAATTAAATAAGGAGGACTTGTTAAAGTAATTTTTAAATAAGATAGTTTATTTATATTAATATCAATATCTTCACTAGTTAAAGTTTGATACTTTTGTTTTATTAACGTTGATAAAATCTATCCTGCTCCAAAATATAAATCATTATTATTAAAATGTTTAGACTCATCCTCTTGAGGATAATATACACTTAAATTAGGATAATAAAGCTGTCCATATCTTTGTATTAATAAAATATCTTCCTAAACGTATTGGCCAGGGTCTTGAATAAAATATTTTATACAATTATTATAATTAAAAGTATCAATTTCGTATGCAGTACATGTAAAACTATAGATTTGTCTACTTAATGTATTATTAGGAGTTAAACTAATATTCATTAATTTAACTAAAAGATTACCTTCTGTTGAAGATTTATACAATTTTACATTATTCTCATATAAAAAATCTAATACTTTATCTCGAAAAACTTTTTCCTGAGTAATATCATTATATAAATTAATATTGTTCTATTGATTATATTCTTTATATAAATTTGCCGAATCTCCATACAGCTATGTTTTAGAAGCATGCATTAAATTAGAACCTATATCTGTTAAATAAGATATAGTTCCAGAGATAGAAAAAGTTTTATATCCAACTTTACCATTCCTTCTAATAAAAGGATATTGAGAACCAATTGTTTCTACTAAGGACTCCGATACGACTTTAGAAAAATTATTAATTTGAGGATCGAATCGAATTTTTAATTGTCCTTCGATATTAGTTAAAAATATATCTTCAAAATCTGCCATAATAGGATTTTTTATTTCAATAGGTGTTGATCTAAAATTCTATTGATTTCGTTTAGATACTCTATATTTATACCAAACGCCGCTTTCAATAGTATAATCTTTCCAAGTAAAATTTAAAATACTATTTGCAGGAATTGAAGTTGTATAAACATCCTACCAATATTTAAAATCTTCTTTACTAGAAGTTCTCTAAATTACTATATTAGTATTCAACCCAACCATTAAATCCTTTTTAACAGAAATAACCGCGCATGCATTTTTATTATCTATATCCGCAGAAATCACTGCCTCAAAATTAGTATAAGCAACGGCGGACACCTGAAAATCAAAAACTTGCTATTGAAAATATAAATTTTTAGTTAATACGGACACTTTTATTTTATAGTCTCCATTCTAAAAATTATATCGGCAATGATATTGAATCTAATTATCCTCATTAAAAAGTAACTATCCACTATCTTCTAATAACTCTCCGTCTTCGGTATATACGGATATTCTATAATTTTTTAATTCCTCTTTATCAGAATCAACTTCATGCTTCACCTATCCAAGAACAGTAAAAGAATTAGTTGTTAAAGTATTACTCTAAGATTCTTGTTCAAAATATTTTAAAGAAATTTTTAAACGACTAACAGGTTTTATTAATACTACCGTTGACCACTAAGAAAAATATTGTAAAGTTTCATTTAACCAATTATCTATTTTCTGCGAATTTGAAATATTTTTTACTTGTTTATTCTTCGCAGTAAATCTAATTTGAACTTTATAATATTGATTGTAACTAAAACCCGTTTTTCCTTCAATATCAGAATCCATTAATTCAATATAATATCTATCATCTCCTGCTCGTTCAAGATCTGTTTTTAAAGACGCAATTTTTATACCGCTAGGGTATGATTCTTTTTTTAATACAGATTGATTCGTTTTTTGATTTTGTACAATTACTTGTACTTTATTTATATCAATATCATCTAAATTATTATAATTAGATATTGCAAAATAAACTCTACATTCATCAGCGAAAGCAGGCGCATATGCTGTTTTAAAAATAGGTGGGTATAAATTATTATTTATTCCTGGCATCTATTTTTCCTCCTTTTTATAGTATAATCTATACTAATTCTCCTATTTATATATTCTTTTAAAAATAAAAAACCTAAATCCTATTTTTCTTGAATTTGACCTTTTAAAAAAATTATTATATAATATTATCATAATAAAAAAAGGAGAAAATAAAAAATGAATTATTCAGAACTTATGCATTTTTCATCAGTACCAACATCACAATCAATTACTATTAATGCGAGTGACATATATGCAAATAGTGTTATTGCCAAAGCTATTCAAAAAACAAAAAACAATCCAATAACAGATGATATATTTTATTCAGAAATAGTAAAAATTGAAATTCTTGTCCCTAATAAAGTATTACGTTTTACTTTTAAATTTGGGACTCAAATTAAAACAGTATGTAATAAAGAAGATGCTTTCGATTTTGATTTTGCTATTTATCTTGCTTATTCTAAACTTATAAATAGTAATAGGTTTACAAAAGAAGGCGTTGAACACAAAGCCCATGAAATGAAATATCAAAAATATTGGGTTAAGAAAGTAAAGGAAGCAAAAAAACTCTTTAAAGAGCAAGAGACAGAAAGAATTAAAAGAGAAAGAGAAGAAAAAGAACGTGCGGCCGCCCGCAAACGTCAGGCTGAGAAAAAGGCACGTAAAAAGAAAGAGCGTAAAGAGAGAGAGCTTAAAGCCCTAGCAGAAAAAGTTAAAAACGTAGAATAATAAAAACATAATACATATTAAATAATAAAAGGAGAAAAATATGGCAAGATATGACAGTGAATGGGATAATCAGAGTCAGATGAACATGAATCGGTCTCGTGACCTTGTTCTTTCTATGAATGAATTCTGTTTCCTTCAGTCTAAAACCAATGGCGCAATTAAGGTCTATACTGGACCTACTACTATGACTATTTCCGCCCAGGAGTCTCTCGTTACTTTTAATGGTAAAAATAAAAAGTTTGAAGAGACACAGGACTTTGAAAAGGCAAAACAGCTTTTTGTATCTGCTCCTGAAGGTTGGTATATTGTTCTGAAGAACCCTACTTCTGATAACAGTCATCCTGAACCTGCAAAAGCAGTAAATAGTCCTACGCTTGAGGTTGGTAGAAAAATCAATATTGCGGGACCCACATCCTTCTCGCTTTATCCTGGTCAGATGACAAGGGTAATCAGAGGACATAGACTTCGTTCTAACCAGTACCTTCTGGCACGAGTTTATGATGCGGTCGCCGCTAAAAAGGGTATGGCTACCGCTACCATTGTAAACGCAGAAGGTAAAGAAATTACCGCAGAGTCCGAAGAGTATTTCGTTGGGCAGATGATTGTAATTAAGGGTACGGAAGTATCGTTCTACATTCCGCCAACTGGTATTGAAGTTCTTCCTATCGGTGCAGAAAATGGAGAGGGAAGCGGAGAGTATGTAAGAGATGCTGTTACTCTTGAGCGTCTTGAATATGCAATTCTTAAAGATGAAGATGGTGAAAAGAGATACATTCATGGTCCCGCAGTTGTGTTCCCTGAGCCTACAGAGACATTCGTAACTGCTCCTAAGGGTGGACTTATTTTCCGTGCTCTTGAACTTTCTCCTATTAGCGGTATTTATGTAAAAGTAATCGCCGCATATGATGAAGAGAAAGATGGAAAAACAATTCACCATCCTATTGGAGAGGAACTTTTCATTACTGGTAATGACCAGATGATTTATTACCCTCGTCCTGAACATGCAATGATTCAATATGATGGTAAATATATGCATCACGCAATTGCTATTCCTGAAGGTGAAGGTCGTTATATTCTTAACAGACTTACTGGTGAAATCACTACAGTACGTGGTCCTCAGATGTATCTACCTGACCCTCGCACAGAAGTTGTTGTTAAGAGAAAGCTAACAACAAAAGAATGTGAATTGATGTATCCTGGTAATATGGAAGTTTTAAAGTATAATAATGGTCTTACTGAACAGGCTGTTGAAAAACTTTCTCGTAAGGGACTTACATCTTCCGCCGTTACAGATATGCTTAATACAGCATATTCTACCGCAAATCAGGAATCTACACTTGCAATCTTTGAAGCAAATGCAAATATTTCTCGTGGAGTAAGCTACACTAAGCCTAGAACTATTACTCTTGACACTAAATATGAAGGCGTCGTTGCACTTGATGTTTGGACAGGTTATGCAGTAAATATTGTATCTAAGGCTGGCCATAGAGAAGTTGTAATCGGACCTACAACTCGTTTGCTTGATTATGATGAGACTGTTGAAGCTATTGAACTTTCTGGAGGCACTCCAAAGGGTTCTAAGGCTTCTATTAAGACAGCTTTTCTACGACTTGAAAATAATAAAGTCACTGATATTATTGATGCTAAAACCGCAGATTTTGTTGACGTAACCATTAAATTAAGTTACCGAGTCAACTTCTTGGAAAAGTATAAAGATAAGTGGTTTGTCATTAATAATTATGTAAAATATCTTTGTGACAATATGCGCTCTCTAATCAAGAGAGAAGTGAAAAAGTATAATATCAAAGATTTTTACACTGATTCCACTGAAATTATCAGAAGCCTTGTTTTAAATAACGGTGATGAATCGGAAGGAAGGCTTTTTGAAATTAACGGAATGTTTATTAATGATGTAGATATTATCTATATCACTGTTGAAGATAGTATTGCTACTCTTCTGGAAGAGCATCAAAATGAATTGATTCAAAAGACCATTGAACTTGCCGATGCGGAAGAGCATATGAACGCTGTTAAAGCTATTGCCGAAATGCAACAGAAAGAAGCAGATATTAAGAACCAGAGAGTTCTTTATGATATGGCTCTAATTCAAGCAAGAGCAGAAGAAACCTTTAAGAATGAGGAACTTCTTCGTGTTAAAAAGCGGGAAGCAGAAGCTGCCGCTGCTAAGGCTAAGAGCGATGTCCAGGAAATTCTTACAGCTATTCAGACGGCAGAGATGGAAAGAGCTAAAGAGAAGCAGGATGCTGAAATCGCTCATAAGAAGGCTTTGGCTGAAATCGAAAAGAATAAGCAGGAAGCATATGCTAACACTGTAAAGGAAATTATGAGTTCTATTAGTCCTGATTTGGTTGCCGCAATTTCCGCAGGCACACAGGCAGACCTTCTTAAAGAAGGTATGGCAAGCATTAGTCCTTACGCTATTGCTAATGGTGAATCTGTTGCTGATACTGTTAATAAACTTCTTCGTGGAACATCCTTGGAGAATATTATTAACGCAAAAATGGGTTAATTTTTATAAGCAAGAAAAATTGGTCAAACAATTTTTCTTGCTTTTTTTATAAATTTTTGATAAAATTTATTTATAAGAAATGAGAAAAGGAAATGAAAAAATGAAAAATGATTTTTATGAAGAATGGGAAAAACGACCTACAGAAGCTATTTATATCGAGGATTTTTATAAAGAATTAAAAAAGTACCCTGTAGAAAATGGTACGATTCAAATGACATGGATAGCAGAAATTTTTGAAAAAATTAAATTTAAAAATTTAGGTATGCCGATAGGATAAAAAATGGATATTTTATTTAATATTTTTATTGTAGTAAGTTTTATCTCATTAATACTATGTCTAATTGTACTGGATATTGCATTAATAACATTAATTAAAAATTTAATAAGGAAATAAAAAAATGATAAATAATAAAAGACTTAATGCTATTAACAACAAGAGTGAAGATACATGTATTCAAAGATTCATAGAAATTATGAGTTTTTGGGATGATTTTAAAGCACTTCATCATAAGCACCCTGGTTTGCGGATAGGCCAACTTCTGACCATGTTCATAACCTGGAATGAATCTACCTATGGTAATGATATTTTTTATATTGAGGACGATGTTTTAAGTCTACGTCTTGAAGAATTTACAGCACTTACAGGAGAAAAAGACTAATTATGGGAATGTTTGATCCAGATGAAAATGAGGATTATCTCAGAATGGAATATCAAATAGATAACATAAAAAAAATATTAAAAAGTGATTTCCTTTCAGATAAAGAAAAAATTTTCTTTATTGAAAGAATTATTAATAATGAAGATATGAAAGGAGGATTTTTCTATGCTTAATGCAAATAACGAAAGAGAACTTGCTTAAAATTTTTGGACAAAACCCTCTAATTCTATTGTCATAATTTTTACTATAAGTAGAAAAATAAAATAAAAAATAAAGGAGAAAAATTATGGCAAAAACAATAAAACCAAAAACCAAAAAAAACTTTAGAGGGATTGACTTAAAAGGACAAAGATTTTCACGATTATTAGTATTAGAATATGCAGATGAAGCACATCAAGTGTATTATAACAATATTCATAAAAATACATGGAAATGTCAATGTAATTGTGGAAATATTTGTTATGCCACTACAGAAAATTTAAGAAGAGGAGATACTCCTTCTTGTGGTTGTATAACTAAAGAAAATCGACGTAAAACATTAAAAGATTTATCAGGTCAAAGATTTGGACATTTAACTGTACTTAAATTTATAGGCACAATAAACGGTAATTCAAAATATTTAGTTCAATGCGATTGTGGAAAAATATATGAAATATATACTAATAATCTTACTCAAGGGAGCACTACAAGCTGCGGTTGTGTAAAAGAATCTCGTGGAGAACAAAAAATTAGAGAAATATTAAATACGAATAACATTAATTTTATTTCTCAAAAAAGATTTAAAGACTTCAAATTTAGTGACTCCAATGGAACTCCTAGATTTGATTTTTATTTACCAGATAAAAATATTATTATTGAATATGATGGAGAACAGCATTTTAAGCCTGTATTTAGCTTTGATACAAAAGAATCTTTTGAAAAACGTCAATAGCATGATAAAGAAAAAAATAAATATTGTTTTGATAACAATATTATTTTAATTAGAATACCATATACGCACTATAACAATTTATATTTAGAGGATTTATTAGAAAATAGCCAATTTATTATTAAAAAAGAGGTAACATAATAATGTTAGATAAAAATGGCACTAGACAATTAGCATATGTTGTAATTATTGACGATATTACTCCTATCGAAGGATATGATAGAGTAGAACTTGCTCATGTAGGCGGATGGACTATCGTTGTTGGAAAGGGAGAGTTTAAGGCGGGAGACCCTGCAATTTATTTTGAAATTGATTCTAAACTGCCTGAAGTAGAACCTTTTACTAATATGGAGTTCCTTGCAAAAAAGAAATATAAGATTAAGACGCAGAGAATGTGTAAGTCTGTTTCTCAGGGACTTCTTATGTCTGCCGCAAATTTCAATGGAGCAATCATAGATGAGAAAACCATTAGAATTGGAACTCCTCATAAGGACTGCTCTTTGCACCGAGTAGACGATGAATCTCGTTTCCTCACTAAACAGCTTGGGGTAACTTACTATGTAGCAGAAGATAACGCCCGCAAAGCCCCTTCCGCAGATAAGTATAAGAAAATGGCTCAGCGTCATGGTAAACTTTTTGCAAAACAGCCTTTCCGCTGGCTTATGAAGCGTGAATGGGGAAAGAAACTTCTTTTCATTTTCTTCGGAAAGAAAAGAGATAAAACTGGTTGGCCCGCTTGGGTAAAGAAAACTGATGAAGAAAGAGTGCAGAATATGCCTTGGATTCTTCAGAATAAAGACCCTTGGATTGCAACTGAAAAGATTGATGGTTCTTCAACTACTTTCACTATCAAAAGAGGAAAATGGCCTCACAAAAATGAGTTCTATGTTTGCTCTCGAAATGTTTGTTTTGATAAGCCTGACAAAACTTGCTTTTATGAAACTAATATTTATACCGAGATGGCAGAAAAATACCATATTGAACATGTTCTAACTGAAATGTTGAGTTTGTTCCCTGAAGCAGAATGGATTACAATTCAGGGAGAAACTTATGGTGCAGGAGTACAGAAGAGAGATTATCATCTGAATGGACATGATTTTATGGCATTTAACCTAATTACATCTGATAAGGGTAGATTCAATACTCTTAAAATGAGAGAGTTGCTTGAAGATTATTACCGGATTCCTTGCGTACCAGTTATCAATAGCAAATTCATTCTGCCCGATACTGTTGACGAGTTGCTAGAATACGCAACCGATGCTTCTCAGGTAGACGGAGATATGCGCGAAGGTATTGTTTTCCGCTCGGAAGATGGAGTGCAATCTTTTAAGGCAGTATCTAATGAGTTCTTGCTGAAGTTTCATCAGTAAAAATATAAAATATAAAATAAAGGAGTAAATATTATGAAAAGACTTTTTACTATTTTTTTCATTGCTATTGTATTAATGGCAAATCCAGTTTATGCTAAGGATAGCTTGAAAACTGGAGTAACTTTTGAACAAATGAAAGAGCGGCAGCCTGTCCACGGAATTATTGGAGATGAATCAGGAAATCTTTATATTTTTAAGCATGGAAAACTTATGACCGGATACTTTAAGTTTGAAGGCCATTGGTATTATGGGCATAAAACAAGTATTCCTGGCTCCCCAAGAGGCAGTTTGACACAAGGTAAAATTAGACTGCGGGATGGCGGCAATCGTTGGTATGCATATGAAAGTTATACGGGACAGCTTATTACCAGTGATTTTTATGTAAGAAGAGGCCATAGAAAATGGATTTCTCTAAAACTAAATAAAGACAATAGTATTCGTTATATTTTTGGAACTACTTTAGAAACACGTAATGAAAGATATAGCACCGCAGAAAGAAGATGGCAGATAAGAAGTCGCTCAGGACGTTGGTATACTCCTGAACAAAATCAAACTATTCCTTACGATTGGATTGATTGGCAGAGATAAATTATGAAAAATATTTTATATGTTTTTATGGGTATTCCTGGTTCAGGCAAAACTACCCTTGCTAAAAAGAATTTATTAGGAATAACCCATGTCTCAAGAGACAATATTAGATTTTCATTGATTGATAAAAAAGACAATTATTTTTCTAAAGAAAAACAAGTCTATAAAGAGTTTATTCGACAAATTAATGAAAACATTGCAGAAGGAAAAGATGTTATCGCGGACGCCACCCATTTAAATTTAAAAAGCCGTTACAAACTTTTTCATGCTCTACATATTGATAGGACAAAAACAATAATAATAGGAATTTACTTTAAAATTCCTCTTGAGATTTGTCTATCTCGTAATGATACTAGAAAAGGCACTTTGGCCTATGTACCACCGCATGAAATTCATAATATGTATACTAGACTAGAGCCTCCTACTTATAATGAGCCATTTGATTATATCTATACTTTTGATGGAATAAATATGAATCTCTTAGAAAGGAAATAATATGATTTATTTTACATCTGACCTTCATATCGGCCATGACAAAGATTTTATTTGGCGGCCGCGCGGCTTCTCTTCAATAGAAGAACATGATACTGAAATTATTAAAAGATGGAATAGTGTTGTTACTCCAGAAGATACTGTATATATTCTTGGCGACCTTTGTATGAGCGGAAATGAAAAGGAATGGAATCGAGTTTATAAAGTATTAAACGGAGAAAAAATTGTTATTTGGGGAAACCATGATACAAAGAATAAACTTAATAAATATCAAACAGAATATAATATGACATATCTTGGTTTCGCTTCAATATATAAATACAATAAAAGAAAAGTATTTTTTCTTTCTCATTATCCTACTTTTGTAAGCAATTTTGAAGATGAACGCTTCTTTTGGAATTTATCTGGACATACTCATAGCCCTAATAAATTTGAATTTGGACAATATAGTATTTATAATGTAGCTGTAGATGCTCATAATTGTACACCAGTAAGTATCGAACAACTTATTAAAGATAT